CTGTTCGCACAGACACAGTTATCATTGATGACGGTGAAGAGGTTAGCAGGTCATTTCATCGTCACGTTGTGACTCCGGGATCTGATGTCAGTGGAGAATCTGATTCAGTGCAAGCAACAGCAAGCGCACTTTGGACGCCTGAAGTGATTGCTGCTTGGGAAGCTTCTCAACCAGCACCAGAACCTGAATTAGTCGAGGAACCAGTAGAAGAATCTAACGAGGAACAATAATGATCGAAATAAATACAATACCTACAGCAGAGCTAAACGTTTCTAAAGTAGCAGTATCACTAAACTCAGCCCAAGAATTTGGAATGCAATTTAGCGTAGTTGGCTGGGGTAAATTCAAGAATGCAGAAGGAGAAGATGTCTGGGGAACCAACCCACTCGTTTCAACTTTACTGAATGTAACTGGACCAACTTGGGATGCTTGGGGATCTGAAAAAGATGACGCTATTTATATTGGCGATTTAGCTTTAGCCCAACTTGGACTACAGAGAGATCCTGATGCTGTTATCGAAGTTGAAGAAACTCCAGTAGTAGCCCCAGCTGAACCAGCTGAACCAGCTGAACCAGCTGGAGAGTAATCCAGCTAAGTGCCTAAGTACACCGCTAGTGCAGCTGCTTGAGGATGGATAAAGTAACAGACGTATTTGATTCTTTATATTCAGCTGTAGTACAAGCGCAAAAGGAAGTTGAGGGGAAGTATATTGAGAACATTAACGAAAGTTATTTTGAAGATGGAAAACCCAAGACCGTCACAGTTGAGCTGGGGGAGAAGTCCGTTGAAATTCCTCTCTTTACACTTGTGCCGCACAACGCACTCAAGATTTCGGAGTGCGAGATAGAGTTTGAGATAGATTTAAATTTTGACAAAGAAGCCAAAGGTTGTTTCAGCAAATTAAGAAAGAACAAGATGGCTAATGTTAGAATAAAATTTGCTGGTTGTGATCAAGCTGAAGGGCTTGCGAGAATCGGTGATGGTTTAGTAAAACAAATACCTACAATATAATAAAATGGCAGGAGCAGATGATGCACAATTACAGGACTTTCAGGGCTTGCCCATAAGCGAACTGATCGTGGACCCACTCGTTTCGGCTTCCGCCGGACAGAAGAAATTAGCTGGCGTAACGCTCGATTTCGTATCGTCAATCGGCTTCGAGCCGGATCCAGATGACCCGAAAAAAACTAGAACCCGCACTGTTGACGTAGAAGTAGAACGCCTTATTAAAGGACGAGCAACACCGCAGAAGCAGATGGTCAAGATGCCTCTACTTTCTATGGTGACGATACCTAACCTATCTATATCCGATGTTAAGATAAATTTTGATATGGAGGTTAAGAGTCATTCAGAAAACAAAAATTCAAACGACAACAAGCAAGAGGATCATTCAGAAACCGAAGGTCACGCTGAGGTGAGTGGTCATTTCTGGGGAGTTGGGGTTACAGCTGGAGGCAGTCACTCGTCATCTCACACTGGAACAGTTACATCACACTCTGAGAATACCCGCTCAACAGACTTTTCAGCTCGTTATTCAATAGGTGTTGAAGCTAAGCAAAACCCGCCAGCTGAAGGTTTGGCGCGATTTACGCAGATGTTGGCATCAACACTTGAACCAGTTGACACGCAAGCCACATAAAACTTGAGAGTATAAAAACTGCTGCGTGAATAATTTACTTAACATAGACGATATAAAAGTGGGATTAGCTACGGCAGCTGGACTTACAAACTGGATGACAAATATTGATTTGGTTCTCCAAATTGCTATTTCAGTTTCAAGTCTTATTTATATCGTCTTAAAGGTTAGGGAGCAGATAAATAAGAATGGCAGCTAAGAAGAAAAACCCAAAGTCTTCAATGAAATGTGGAGAGGTGCGTAAAAGCACTCGCTCCGATAAGAAGATAATGAAGCTCTACTGCGTAGATGGTGGCAAGAAACTTGTTCACGCAGGAGCCAAGGGTTATGGAAACAATTATTCTGACGCAGCTCGCAAGTCTTTTAATGCTAGGCACAAATGTTCCACAGCTAAAGCTGGCACAGCTAAACACTTAGCTTGCACTGAGCTTTGGAAAAAAGGGG